ACCAGTGCTGCGGCGTCGCTCGCCGACACACCCGAGATCAGTCTGGTGGTCTATCGATGAGCACGCCGACCTACACCGAAGCGCAGTTGCAGGCCCTGCGTGACGCGCTGGCGAAGGGTGAGAAGCGCGTCACCTTCGGCGACAAGACGGTCGAGTACCGCACTGTCGACGAACTGAAGCAGGCCATCGACGAGGTCGAAGCCGCGATGCACAAGGATGCCGTGGCCACCGGCCTGTATCCGCGTGCGCCGCGCCAGATCCGCGTGACCACCGGGAAGGGATTCTGATGGGCTGGTTCGGAACCATCAAACGCCGGGTCTTCGGCGGTACGCCCACCTACGACGGCGCAGGCCTTGGCCGGCGCACGCTCGCCTGGACGGTGGCCAATCCCGGAGCGGTGGCGGCACTCGCCTACACGCAGGAGCAGTTGCGCGCCAAGAGCCGCGACCTCGTGCGGCGCAACGCCTGGGCTGCCGCCGGCATCGAGGCCTTCGTTGCCAACGCCATCGGTACCGGCATCAAGCCGCAGAGCATGGTGGAGGACGCGTCCCAACGCGAAACCATCCAACGCTTGTGGTGGGACTGGTGCGAGGCGGCCGATTCAGCGGGGCTCACCGATTTCTACGGGCTACAGTCGCTTGCCTGTCGGGCCATGCTGGAGGGCGGCGAGGCGATCGTGCGACTGCGCTGGCGGCGTCCCGAGGACGGGCTGCCGGTGGCGCTGCAAATCCAGGTGCTGGAGTCTGAGCATCTGCCGCTGGCGATGAACCGGGAGCTTGCGAACGGTAACGTCATCCGTGCCGGGATCGAGTTCGACCGACTGGGACGGCGGGTCGCCTACCACCTGTATCGATCGCACCCGAACGATGGCGGTCTCGCACCCATGTCCGGGGCGGGCGGCATTGACACCGTGCGGGTGGATGCAGCCGAGGTGATCCACTTGTTCCGGCCGCTGCGTCCTGGCCAGATCCGGGGCGAACCGTGGCTCGCCCGGGCGCTCGTGAAGCTCAACGAGCTCGACCAGTACGACGACGCCGAACTGGTGAGGAAGAAGACCGCCGCGATGTTCGCCGGTTTCATCACGCGCCTGGCACCCGAAGACAACCTGATGGGCGAAGGTCTATCGGACGCCAATGGCGTGGCTTTGGCTGGGCTGGAGCCCGGCACGCTGCAGATTCTGGAGCCGGGCGAGGACATCAAGTTCTCGGCGCCCGCCGATGTCGGCAGTTCCTACGCCGAGTTCATGCGTCAGCAGTTCCGGGCTGTGGCGGCCGCCATGGGCATCACCTACGAGATGCTCACCGGCGACCTCACCCAAGTTAACTATTCCTCGATCCGCGCCGGCCTACTGGAGTTTCGCCGTCGCTGCGAGGTGATCCAGCACGGCGTGATCGTGCATCAGTTGTGCCGACCGATCTGGCGTGCCTGGATGGATCAGGCAGTGCTCGAAGGTTCGCTGACGCTCCCTGGATTCAGCCGTCGTCGGCGTGAGTACCAAGTGGCCAAGTGGATCCCGCAGGGCTGGCAGTGGGTCGACCCGCAGAAGGAGTTCAACGCCATGAAGCTCGCCATCCGCGCCGGCCTCACCAGTCGCTCGGAGGCGATCTCGGCCTACGGCTACGACGCCGAGGATGTCGATCGGGAGATCGCGACTGACAACGCCCGCGCCGATGCGCTGGGCCTCGTCTTCGATTCCGATCCACGGCATGACCAGGCACCGGCGGTCGCGCCGCCTCCACCAACCGAACAACCCACGGAGTAATTCATGCTGCCACATCTCGCCTCCCGCATCTTCGGGACGCCGTTGCTCGTCCATCGCGCCAAGCTCGACGTGATCCTGTCCGCCCTCGGGCCACGATTGGGGATCGACAGCCCGATCCCTGCCGATGCCAAGGAACTGCTGGCGGCAGTACCCGCAACCCGTCCGAACATGCAAGGTGCCGTCGGCATCGCCGTGATCCCGATCCACGGCACGCTGGTGAAGCGCACCTTGGGGTTGGAGGCGGCCTCGGGGCTCACGAGCTACCAGGACATCGGCGCGATGCTCGATGCGGCGCTAGCCGACCTCAGTGTTACCGGCATTCTGCTGGATGTCGATTCGCCGGGCGGCGAGGCATCGGGCAGCTTCGAACTCGCCCGCCGCGTGCGCGAGGCCACCGCCGTAAAACCCATATGGGCGGTAGCCAACGACGCTGCCTTCTCGGCAGCCTACGCCATCGCATCGTCTGCCGAACGTGTCGTCGTCACCGAAACAGGTGGTGTCGGCTCGATCGGCGTGATCGCGCTGCACATCGATCAGTCGGTGAAGGACGCCAACGAAGGCTACCGCTACACCGCGATCACGGCGGGCCGGCACAAGAACGACTTCTCTCCCCACGAGCCGCTCACCGATACCGCGAAAGGCGAACTCCAGGCCGAGGTCGATCGCCTCTACGACATCTTCGTCAGCCACGTGGCCGCCATGCGCGGATTGCCGGAGATGGCGGTACGCGCCACCGAGGCCGCTCTCTACTTCGGCCCGAACGCAACGGCGGCCGGTCTGGCCGATGCCGTCGGCACGCTGGAGGCAACGCTCACTGAATTCTCGATTTACCTCAGCTCCCGAGGCCGCAAGGCGCCCCCGACTCGGGCAGTTGCACGACCCGGGGCGACGCACCTACAGGAGAACGACATGTCTCTCGAAGAAACCCAAATCGAAATGATCGGCGTTGATCAGGCAGCCGTCCTGGTTGCCGAGGCCCGCCGCGAAGTTACCCAATCCGCCCAAGCCATCGCCGAGTTGTGTCTGATCGCCGGCTGCCCCGATAAGGCCGCCGCCTTCATTGCTGAAGGCAAGAGCGAAGCGGATGTGCGCCGAGTGCTTTGTGAGGCCAAGGCCGCACGATCCGAGGCTACGCCCATCCATTCCACCATCACGCCGGAAGCCGGTACCGACGCCCCCGATCGACCCGAGGCATCACCCGTGGTCGCCGCCGTCAAGAAACTCATCCACAAGGAGTAAGACATGCCCTCTATCACCCAGAGCAAGAACCTCGGCGACCTCCTGAAGTACGAGGCACCGAATCTTTATTCTCGCGAGGCCGCGACGGTCGCCGCCGGACAGAACCTGCAACTCGGCACCGTACTCGGCAGGAAGACTGCCGACGGCAAGCTGTATGCCTTGGCACCGGCCGCTACCGACGGCACCGAAACCGCCGTGAGCGTGCTGGCCACCGACACCGACGCGACCCTGATCGATCGGGACGATGCCATCGCGGTGGCCCGTCACGCCATCGTCGCGCGCCACGCCCTGATCTGGCCGGCTGGCATCACCGCACCACAGAAGGCCGCAGCCGAAGCGCAACTCGTGGCGATCGGCATTCTGGTGCGCGACGCAGCGTAAGCAGCCCCTCTCACCCCCCCGAAAACCCGCCACACGGCGGGTTTCGTTTTTTGGAGATCCAAGAATGCAAAACCCGTTCGACAACCCCGGCTTCTCGATGGCGAGCCTTACCACGGCCATCAACCTCATCCCCAACCGCTACGGCCGCATCGAGCAGTTGGGCCTCTTTCCGGCCAAACCGGTGCGCACCCGGCAGATCATCGTCGAGGAGTACGCCGGGCGGCTGAACCTCCTGCCGACGAAACCGCCTGGATCTCCGGGCACCGTGGGCGAGCGCGGCACGCGCACCTTGCGCTCCTTCGTCATCCCCCACATCCCGCACGACGACGTCGTGCTGCCCGAGGAAGTCCAGGGCATCCGCGCCTTCGGCTCGGAGACGGAGATGGAGGCGATTGCCGGCGTGATGGCACGCCACCTGGAAACCATGCGCAACAAGCACGCCATCACCCTGGAACACCTGCGCATGGGGGCACTCAAGGGCCAAATCCTCGATGCCGACGGCAGCACCATCTACGATCTCTACACCGAGTTCGGCCTCTCCCAGACGTCGATCAACTTCGATCTTGCGAATGCCAACAGCGACATCAAGGGCCACTGCTACGACGTGCTCGCCGAAATCGAGGACAACCTCAAGGGCGAGTTCATGACCGATGTGCACGTGCTCTGCTCGCCTCAGTTTTTCCGGGCGCTCACCACCCATAAGGCGGTCAAGGAGGCTTATACCAACTGGCAGCAAGGGGCAATCCTGATCAACGACGTGCGCTCCGGCTTTACCTTCGGCGGCATCACCTTCGAGGAGTATCGCGGCCAGGCGAGCGACATCAACGGTACGGTGCGCAAGTTCATCGCCCCGGGCGAGGCTCACGCTTTCCCGCTGGGCACGGTCGACACCTTCGGCACCTACTTGGCCCCGGCTGACTTCAACGAGACGGTCAACACCCTCGGCCAGCCGCTCTATGCCAAGCAGGAACCGAGGAAGTTCGAACGCGGCACGGATCTGCACACCCAGTCGAATCCGCTGCCGATGTGTCATCGCCCCGGTGTGCTGGTCAAGCTGACGAGCGCCTGATGGTAGGCGTGGCTGATCTGTACGACGCGGCCGCCCGTGCCGGACTGCTCACCCCCGTCAAGGTCGGCGCCCTGATCGTCGAGTGCGGCTTCCGCGCACCCGACGAGACGGTGCTCGATGGCCTGGCGCTCTCCCGCGATTACGAGATCGAGTTCCCAACTGAGCGCCTGCTGCTCGTCGTCGGGGACACGGTCGAGATCGCAGGGCAGCCCTACCGCGTGCGGGAAGTGATTGCCTTGCGGGACGGAAACGAGTGCCGGGCGCGTCTGGCTCGGTTGTGAGCCGATCAGGGGCCGATCTTGATCCAGCGGTTCCAGAGCATGCGACTGATGGTGGCATTCACGGCCTGACGGTCGAAGCGCTCCGGATCGAAATCCAGTCCGGCCCACTCCTGGAAGGCCTTGGTTTCGTCGCCGTAGGGGTCGTCCTCAAGCTGATCGAGAAACGCCTGGTAGCCGCCTGAACCACCCGCATCGTCGGGCGGGCAGGCGCGCTCGCCAGCCTCGACCCAAACAAAGCCGCCGTCGCTTGGACTCGGCTTGGCGTCCTTGATCGCCTCGACCGTGATGCGGTGCATCCAGCTATCGCCGAAGTCGTACAGGTAGTCGCAGGTATCTCCCTCGGCCAGCAGCTGGTTGAGGCGGTACTTCTTCTCGTCGAGCACTTCCCAACCGGGGTCAGTGAACTCGGGATCCGGAACACCGTAATGCTTGCCGCGAATCTCGAACTTGTGCAGGTGGGAGTCGGACCAGCCCATGGCTGCCTGAAGGATGTGATGCAGGGCATCGAGCCGCGTGCGGCCATCGAGGTGGATACGGCGCCAGATGGACGGCTGGATACCCATGAGATCGACGCGCAGGACGTAGTGGTCGGGCGTTGACTGACTGCTGCGGTGTTTCTTGGTTTTGGTTTCCGTTGCCAAACGGCATCTCCCTTTATCGGTTTCATTGTATCGGAGTCCCTATGCCCCAATCCAGGCGCGAGCAGATCGTTCGCGAGATCCTCGCGCGCATCGCGACGGCGGTATCGCCCATCGTCGTGTTGCGCCAGCCGACCACAGCCATCCCGCGCGAGAAGACGCCAGCTCTCGTCGTCACCGTCGAATCGGATACCCCGGTTAAACGCGCCAACGACCGCATGGAGCGCGATCTCATTGTTAGCGTTACCGGTTTTGCACGCGACCCGGTCGACGGTTATGCCGTGGCAGACGATCTTGTCTGCCGGGCGCATGCCGCACTGATGGCCGATCCAGCGCTCGGCGATCTGGCACTCGGTATCGCCGAGATGGAAGCCGACTGGCAGGTAGAGGACGCCGACATGGAGGCCGTCGCCATTCCTGCAACTTACCGCATCACCTATCGCACATTCGTTAGCGACCTCACCAGCAAAGGATGAATCCCATGTCCCGCATCGAACTCCTCAAGACCCACACCCATGCCAACGAAGTCCATTTCGCCGGTCACGTGATCGATGTGGATGAGATCACCGCCCGATGGCTCATCGAGAAGGGTGTCGGCAAACCCGTCGACGATTCGCAAGCGGTGCAAGAGACAGCCGTCGGCACGGCGGTCATCCCTGAAACCCAATCCCAGCGCAAAGCAAAGGAGTAACCCGCAATGGCCTATTTTTCCGGACAAGGTCGCGTCTTCATCGGCGCGCGTGACAGTAACGGCAACCCGCAGGGGCTCGTCTTCGTCGGCAACGTACCCGACCTCAAGGTTTCGCTGTCTGTCGAGACGCTCGAACACCAGGAGTCGCAATCTGGCCAGCGTCTGACCGACTTGCAACTGATCAAGACCAAGAAGGGCGAGTTTGCCTGCACCCTGGAAGAACTGATCCAGACCAACCTCGAACTGTCCCTTTACGGATCCACGACGACGGTCACCAGCGGCACCGTGACCGACGAGCCCGTCATCGCGACGGCTGAACTCGGCAAGCTTTACCTGCTTGGCAAGCAGAACGTCTCCAGCGTGGTCATCAAGGCCGGTGCGACCACGGTCACCAATACCAAATACACCGTCAATGCCAAACACGGCTCCATCCAGTTCACCGACATCACCGGCGTGACCGGTGCCATCACCGCGAGCTACAGCTACGGGGCATCCAGTGCCACCGCGATGTTCACGCAGCCCCTGCCGGAGCGCTGGGTACGCTTCGAAGGGCTGAACACGGCCGACGCCAACAAGGAAGTCGTGATCGACCTGTATCGAGTAGCGATCAATCCGGCCAAGGATTTGTCGGTGATCGGCACCGACCTGATGAAATTCGAGTTGTCGGGGCAGGTGCTGGCCGATCTCACCAAGCCGGCCGCCGGTGCGCTCGGTCAATTCGGTCGGATCGTGCTGCTGTGATGGACAACGACACGTTCGCGGCACTGCCGCCGGTGCCGGTGTCCGTCGAGATTGCTGGCGAGCGCATTGATCTCACACCGCTCAAGGTGGGCGAGGTGCCGGCGTTCGCCCGGGCCGTGCAACCCATCGCCGCCAGTTTGTCGGCATCGCCCGACTGGCTGGCGCTTCTGGCCGAACACGGCGAAGCTGCGATTGCCGCCATCGCCATTGCCACGCGCCGCCCGGTCGAATGGGTGGCCGGGCTCGACCTCGATGAAGCCGTGCGCCTGGCCGAAGCGGTTTTCGGGGTGAATGCCGATTTTTTTATCCGGCGCCTGTTGCCGAGCGTGACGCAGGCAGCGGCGCGAATCGGTCAGACACTGGAAAGCCCGACGCGTGGAGCAATGCCATCCAACGGCTGATCGGCGCGGGACACGCTTACGCCGACATTCTCGACTACACGCTGGCGCAAACCGACGCATTCCTCGCAGCTATCGACCGGCAGGAGTCCCGGCAACTGGCGAATCTCCTGTCGATAACCGCGACCGGCAGTCAGGGGAGCAGCGAGGCGTTGCGCCGAATGATGAAGGCGTTGTCGTGCTGAAGCTCTCCCTGACCGCGACCGGCCTGCTGGATAAGTCCAAGCTCGACGCCTGGGCCCGGCAGAAGCAGGCGGCCATCCACAAGGCGGTCGCGGCTGGAATGCAATCGGGCGGCAAGCCC